GCAACTAGCAAATATTCATACTTCCAATGTGTTCCATAATTTGAAATAATATTTATGTTTTTTGGCGGATTTAATCCATCATTAAAAAACAATAAATCCCCTTCCGTATCTCTATAAAATATATTTACAGATAAAACCTTATAAGAAGGATTAAAATTTAAAATATCAATACCATCGCTATCTGTTTTACTTTCTAAAACTTTAACGACTGTATTATGTGTTAAATCATAATATAATATACTATTATATCCATCACTATTCCAAAGAAAATAATAAGCTCTATTTCTGATTTTATCAGCATAAAAACCTATAATTTTATTTGTACCAGATGGCAATGTGTAAGGTATTAATGTATTACCTAGCATATTTGATACAACCCTATCTTGCCCAACTCCTTGAGCATCTTTAGTTATATTTAATGCATCTATATAGTCGTTATTATCTATTCGATATTCAGCGACATCAAGATTCAATTTACCATTAAAAGGATTGTTAATTACTGGCATATCTTATCCCTTAACTGTCATTCTTTGATTAATTAAATTCCATTCGTAAGCTTGGTCTAAATACATAGGTTTAAACTGTGCATTTGCCAATCTTCTTTGGTTGAAAAACTCCTGCTTTCTATCTCTTTTATCGCCTAAATTTCCCTTTCTATTACTTGGCATAGTTGCTATATCTCTCCATGCAATCCAGGCTAATAGTGCCTCTCTAAATTGCAATGGAATCATATATTTTTCTTCTGGGTTAGGACTAGATAAGTATTCAATCATTAAATAATCATAGTAAAACTCTTGATTAAGTAAGATTACTCCATTTGCATCATCTATATTAAATGAACCTACAAATGGAGATCCACTAGGATAACCATAAATATTTGTAAAACCATAACCATCCCAATAGTTATAAAATATTGGAGCATTGTATATTTGATTCCAGTTAACCAATGTATCATCATCAGTTAAAGCTTGTCTATTTGGCAATTGATCCCCAAAGAATGTCATTTTTCTATCAAACTGCAATGGAATGATTTGACCAACTGCATTTAATACACCTATTTTAGTATAACTAACATAGTCATTAGGCAATTGAACTGTATAGTTCGTTAAATCTACAGGCAATTTTACTGACTTAATTTTATAAAAAAAGTCAAGTCCTAATCTTTCCATTCCTCTATAAGCTATGTTATAAAGCTTGGCATATTTATGAACGCTTTGCTCAGATTCATCAAGATAATCATTGATTATTGAGTCAATTGTTATAAACTGTCTTTCTTGTGATGCCATTTTTAATTATTTGAAACGTAAGATAAAATATCTATTTGACGTATTAAATAATGAGGTTCTCCGTTAATAATAACTTCTTCACCTGCATTTTTTACATGAATTACCATATCGCCTTTTTTTGCTTCCATTTTCACTTTAGCTGTTCCTCTACCAACTTCAACTACTATTGCTCTATTATTCCTTGACATAGCTGTAGTAGGTATAAAAAGACCACCTTCTGTAACATTATCTGGTTCGCATGGTTTAACTAAAATTAAATCTCTAATTGGTTTCATATATTTATTAATTTACATTATCTACGCCATCATTTGATTGATCTATTGGTCTTGCTCTTTCAAAAGCTAATTGACCTTTAATATATTCTACAATTACTGGAACATAATCATCAGGAACAATTAATGTTGATTCTAAATTTGTTGAATCACCACCGCTAACCATTCTCAATGTTGCTTTATATTCTGTCAAAGGTATTGTGCTTTTAGCATAAATTTTATCAGCCTCTATCCAATAAAGAATTTTATTTTGGATTGGTCTTAAATTTTCAATATATCCAACTTGATTCATGCTAAGTGGAATTGCTGTTTGTGATGTTTTTTTATCACCAACAATTTGCAATGTTGCTACACCTTCATTTCTACCTAATGCAAATGGAATTTGTGGCAATGCTACTGAATAGGTAACATTATCAACTGTTTCAGCTGCTATATCTAAATTAGTATATGTTGTATAAAATGAGTTGTTTATATAAGCAATACCATCTAATTGAACACTATCAGTATAGTTCTTTTTTACAGCTATACCAATAGCATCATTTAACCACTGATTAACTTGATTAAATGTGATACTTGCATCATCATTAGGCTGACCATTATAGATTTGCCTTAAGATTCTTTCTATGAATATTTTTCTAGTCATTTTATTGTCCTTGAGTTGTTACCATATTAGCATATTGTGCAACTTGACCATCTTGCAAATTCACACCTACCAATTTCAATATTCTTGCTACAATTTCCAATTTATCAATATCATACCATAATGGCTGCACACTTCCTGTTGGTTGAGTACTTGGATCATATGGATTTGGATTATATACTGGCCTTCCATTACTATCCAAATTATATCCCCATATCATTGTTGGGGCATTCATTACATAACTTAAAATTGCTGTTCCTAATGTTTTAGGATAAAATTGTAATCCTCCATCAGTATAAGTTGAATTTACATTAGCCAATAAATAAACTGGATTTGTTGCTATTGGATCAATTTCACTTTTTAAATATGAATATAAACTATCTTGTTGAATAAATCTAATTCTATCAAATGTTGAAGTTAAAACAGCATCACCTTGTAAATAATCATCTGGGTATAATGCAATACCATCTGCATTTATTGTTAATGTTACATCTTTAAGAAATGGAGCCATTCTTTGTCTAGTATCACTATTTTGACTATAGTTTACTCTTGCCTGAGGCCTTCCTATTTGATATTGCTGAAACTCTCCTAACAAATAATCTTGATAGCTTGTTTGAGCCTGATTAGCCAATAGATTAAATTGAGAAGGTGTCAAATATCCATTCTGTGCCTTATTGATGGCATACTGGCATATTTGATACATATCATTAATGTTCATGTACTTAAATTATATCCAAATATACGAAAAAGCCCTGTAATTTTTAGGCTACAGGGCTTATTTTATTTGTAAATCAATTTTAGGATATTTGCAACTTTTTTAATTGCTCCAAGAATTTTTTACTTTCATCATTAGGAAGCATTGCATATTCTACTAAATAGTCTTTAGGATGCTCGGTACCTGGTATTCTACAAATGAACCCACCATCACCTGCCCAATATGCTGAACCTTTTTTAGAATGAACATCAATCTTATTTTCTAAAATTGCTTTTCTAACTATGTACGCTACCTCTACCTCTTTACTTCCAGCACTTGCCATGAACTTATTAGGTTGAGCTTCAGCATATAATTCATAGTCATTTCTTAAAGCTTCATCAGATTTAGGGAAACCTAATTCATCTATAAAATTGATTCCTAAATAATTAGCATGTTTTTTAAGATCTTCCATAGATGCTAATGTTGCAAATTTAATTGCTTCAACCTTAGCAATACGCTTCTTAAGCTCAATTTCGGCTTGTCTGCGAGGATTCCATTCAAAAAATGTTAATTTTCTAGTACCTTTTTTATGAGGATTATCAATATTAGCATTACATTTTTCTAAAAATTCAATTGCTGAAGTGTCCCAATCTGGAACTCTTAATACTCTCGCATCAAAAATTAAACTCCTTCTGTTCTTTTCAACAAATGTTTTATCTAAATGTTTTTGCTCATCAATAGAAAGGCTTGGGAAACCATTTAGGAGTCTAATTCTCTCCATTCTTTTAGTTTCTGGATTCCAAATATCATCCACACCTTCCATGTGGTATTTACCTTTTTTTGTAGTATCTGTTAACTTGTAAACTTTGTAAGTAACTCCGTTTTGTACCGCACCATTCTGTGCGTATTGAGATTCTTCTTGTTGTCTATTTTGTATAATGCTTTCATTCTCATATGAAAAAACATCTGATAGACCTGCTGCCTTTAACTTTGCCATAAATGGTTTTTTAATGTTAAAAATAGGTGGAGGTAAAAATACCCCCACCATTTTAGATTATGTATGAGCTAATTAGTTAGCTTGTACAATGATGAATTGGTTTGCTGCACAAACACGAGTTGAACGGTAAGTAATCATTGCGATTTGATTAGTCATTGTTCCGTCAGTTGGGTTTGGAGATCCACCACCATATTGCCATACTCTAATACCATTACCAACAGTTCCGCCTTGAGGTGGTTCTTGGTACATGATAGTGATATTTTTGTATGATTGTGCTGTTCTAGCATCTTTAGACTCACCCATTGGGTAAATCAAACCAAAATTACGGAAGTAATCATTTTGAGGAGTTAAACCTGTTGTTACTTCAGTGTTGAATTGGCTATACTTCTTAACGCTTAATAAATAACCGTCAATGTAGATTTCTTGGAATCCGTAAGAAACTGAAGCCTCTTTAGACTTTTCACCAGTTCCATATACGAAAGCACCAGCAGGGTAAGCTGCGAAGATACCATCAGAGAAATCTTGCTTTTGGAATACGTCAGATAACCATGCAGATTGTTTAGCGCAACCGTTAACATCCATGATACGAGTGATCTCGTGTAATTTTTGGATATCTAAGTTACCTGGAGTATAACCTACAGTTTCGCCATCAGCTACTACTTTAGGAATAATACCTTGAGCACCTTGAGAGTTAGTCATACCTGCACTGTTGTTAGTTTGCAAGTTACCACGCATTAATTTAGCTTCTACGTTGTTTTTAAAACGAACAAGAGTCTTATACATACCCTTATAAGTAAACGCAGTTACACCATTAGCAGCCATATCCGCAGATACTGGATACTCATAATATGTTTCAGCCATTTGAGCTAAGTCAGTATTGCTCCAACCATCACGAATTTGAGTGATGTTGTTGTTATACTTCTGATCCAAATGGATTAATGGGTTGATTTGAGTAGAAGCTTCACCAGCATCTGTATCACCACCAAATAATAAAACTTCACCAGCTAATAAATTTGTGCTACCAGCAGATTGGAATCCTTGAGCAGATTGCAATGGAGCAACAACAAATGTAAATGCATATGGAGTAGTAGTATCAATTGATAAGATTTTACCTTCAATGTTAGAAGAAGCTACACGCAAAGTTTCACCAACTCTTAATGGAGATTCTGTACCACTGTTGTAGTAAGCCTCAGTACCTAATGTCAAAGTAACATTAGCACCAGCTGGAGCTGAAACTTGGTTTTGGTTAACAACAGATACCATTAATTTACCTCTGTTCTCAAACCAGAAGAAATTTTGGTTTTTTACTTCTTCCATTCCAGCATGAGCAGCTAACCACCATGTGAAATCTTCATTGCCATACTTCTCAGTATATTGCTTATAATATTGAGGAGTTAATAATTGTAAGTCAACCATAAGTTGACGGTTTTGCGACTGGAGTGATATTGCACCTGGTTGCAAAATATTTGAGGTAGGTATACCTGGACCGCTTGCCATTTTTTTATAATTTTATTTTAAATGCTTTGCCAAAGCAATAAACAAGTTATGACCATACTGCTTTTTGTAACTCTTCAAATGCTGAACTGCTACTTTGAGTAGGTGCCGCTTGTGGCGATTGTTTATTTAAAGTTACATTTCCTGAATTTTTAATATAAGCTAATTTGGCTTGTGCATATGCTTCATTTGCAGTTTTTCTTAATATCTTATCAAGATTTTCTAGCACATAAAGGTCTTGCATTGTTTGTTTTACATTAGGCCTTCCATCTTCGTAAAACCAACGATTGCCAAATTTATCCTCAACATCAAAGTCAGAAAGTTGTGTTTTTAGAGCTATTCTTTCTTCATCGGAAACATTGAATGAGATTGGTATTTCGACTTCCTCGTCTTTTACCACTAAATCAAATCCTTTAAAAGTATTATAATCTGACTCTAAAGTTCTTTCATAGGTAGCTCTAGCTTTCTGCATAGACTCAAATTCCTCTTGAGATGCTGCTTCTTGCTGTTCTAACCCATAAATATCTGGTAACTTTAATTCACTTTTTAATTTTTCTAATTCTGGTCTAATCACTTTAGCAGAAATCATCATCTTTTTTTCAGCATAATCAACTTGCGATTGCCATGTTTTCAACTTTACAGCATAATCTTCATCTGTTTCATCATATGCTTGTTCTGGTTTTAAAGGTACGAAATATTGGTCATAAAATAAAAGATCAACTTCATCTTGAGTTAAATCTTTATATTTATTTTTAATATCTGCCTTTATAATATCAACAGCTAAATCTGGAGTAATTTCACTTGTAGTTAATTTCTCCAATCTTTTTTGTTGATTTAGAATTTCATAAACATCATCAGTTTTCCCTTCTTTGATAGCATCAAATAAAGTTTTGCTAACATTGTCTTTAAAATCAAATCCTAATTCAGCAGGCCTTTCTTTTAATTTTTTAAATTCTTGCTCTGCTTCTTCAACACTTTCAAAACCAAATCTTTCTTTAATAAATTGATTTGGATCAAATGTTGTAGTTTCTTGTACATTTTGTGACTGTGTTTCTACAGGTGTATTTTGTACATTTTCTGATTGTACCTGAGTATTTTCTACATTTTGAGTAGGGGCTTCTTCTACTTTTGGTACTTGAATCTCATCCGAAAACGGATTGAAGCCTTCCGCAAAACCTGTAATTGGTTCTGCTGCGTTATTATCTGGCATAAATGCTAATTTGGTTTCTATTTTTAATCAATAAATATAACACCTGTTGGGCTAATAGTTATAATATATTTAACTGATGGATTAGTAAGCAATTCTATTGCATACCAATTTGTTCCATCACCATATATAGGTTGAGTTAATCCACTTGTTGTAAATAATTTATTACTTGTACTTAAAGTTGCTGTATTTGCATAAACAATTTCAGTTCCTTGAGCAATTCCCACATTATTTGCTTCCGCAACTGTTGGGTATGTATTTTTAGACAATACATAAGCATAAGACAAAGGACTATTTGTTGTAGCACCTTGTAATAATAAATATTGACCTATAATGGTAAACTCTACATTAGAACTAGTTGATGCAGATGTTACATCTCCTTTAGTTGCTAAATCAACACCTTTTACAACATCCCAATTTAGTGGAACTTCAGGAGCTGGTAATAATTGACCAATGATAGCACCATTATCATTTGTTGTAAAAAATGAAATTGCTTCAGATGGACTTACAAATTGAACTACTGCAGTGTCCCATCCTGATAAATCTTGATAATAATAACCAAGTGAATTAAATGAAGCTGTTGCATCAACAGTTTTGCTGATTTTTGAGCTAAACTTTTGAAGTCTTATTAAAAGCTTACTTACTGATGTTGCCATTTTTTTTTATTTTATTGTTGTTCTTGTTGAGGTTGTTGTTGTTCTTCTTCTTGTGGTTGTTCTTGCGGCTGTTCTTTTGGTTGCCCTTGTTGTTGCTGTTGCATTTGTTGTTGCTGTGCAGCTTGCATTTGTTGCTGTTGCATTTGCTGAATAACTATTTGTTCTTGTTGATTATCTACCATTAAAGGCATTCCAATATTTTGCAATAATTGTTGAGCTAAAGGTTGCAATTGTGCTGGCAAAGGAATATTAGCTTTAGCTAAATCTAAAATACCTTGCAACATAATTTCTCTTTGTTTAGCTTGAGTCTGTTTATCTATTAATGCAGCATCACCTTGAGCTTTAGCTTGTAAACTAGCTTGTTGGATTTGTGCATTTTGTTGACTATTATTTTGTGCATTTTCTTGCTCTGTTTTAATAAATTTCTTTTGAGCTTGCCTAAAATATAATTCACCTAATTGTACATTTTCTTTAGCAATTCTCATTACTTTAAATGGATCAACATATAAAACTAAATTCGGATTTGACATCAATGCTTGATTCATCATATTTTGCAAATTAGCAACTTCCATTTCAGTTGGTAACATTTTCAATTTAGTAGTAAAATTTCTACCTTTTACTTGATCTTCTTTTAAAATTTCTCTATATCTTTTAGCACCATAACTTACACTTGTATTTAATAAACAAGCAACTTTTTTAGCTGTATCTTCCATTACATACATATAAGCATCATACATATATTCAGTAGCATCATTAGCTAAAATTCTTGATGTTTCAACATTTGATGCAGCAACTCTTGGTTGAGATGCTTGTTGCATAAGGTTTGGATCTACACCTAATTCTTGTGTTAAAACTTGATAATGGAAATTATACAATTGAATTAAAGCATTTAATTGAGGTGCGAAACCAGTATTAGCTAATTCAGTAATTGGGACTGGTATTCTATTACCCTCAGCATCTCTACCACGATAATATAATTTACCTGTTTGTTCCCAAATTTTTTGAACATCTAATGGTTTTACTGAATCTCCAAGACCTAAATCTAATTCTTGTAATGCATCTACATCAATTGAGGCACCAGCAGGTACCATCTTAGCTACCATTTGTTGAATCTTCAACCTAGCTAAAATCATTTGCTCAATTGGCTCTTCAATCTTTTCAGGTACAGCTACATTTCGTTGATCGTAGTTTTGGTACATATAAAAACTATATGAAAACTCTGCATTACCAATTTCTTTAGGATCTTGCGGTCTTATCATATTTTTCTTTATACCCCATTCTAACATTGTTTTTGTAACTGGGTTATAAACACCTTTATATATATTCCATTTCTTCTCTTCTAAATATTCTTGATTCTCATCTAATTTTTCTGGCTTACCTTTTCTAATAATAGTACTACCATTTTTTTTGGTTTTCGTAACAGTATATCCATCAGAATCTAAAGTCCTTATTTCAAAATTCATTAAATCAATATTCCATTCATCATATGGTCGCAAATAGGCAATATTCCAATCCTGCATCCATTTTATTTTATCTGTTAATTGATATTCTTTTGAAAATTGAGCTAATTGAAAAATTTGTTCTTCTGTTAAAATACCACCATTTTGTTTACCATATCTTGCACGAACTTCACTAATCTTCATTGAAGATATATGACCTCTATAAGCAGTATCTCTAAAATCTGGATAATCTGAATAAGAATAAATTGCATTTTCAGGTCTAATCCATTCAACATGAACTTCTCCCTCATCATCCATCCAAGTATATGTACAAACTAAACCAACTTCGGCAGAATCATGAAGTATTCTTTCTTTTAAAACATCAGTCCATCCATTCGCTTCAAAAACATTATTAACACCTAAACTATATAATATTTCTTCAGGTAATTTATTAAATTCACTTCTCCATAAATCTAAATCATCTTTATCTTCTGCAACAAATTGATTTTTTGAAACAACTGGAACACCTGACTCTTGCTGTAATTGCGCTAAAATTTCTTTATTTTCATAAATAAATTCTGCTTCATCTATGATTTCTTGTTTTTTAGTAAGTGACGTTGGATCAACTGCCGTAACTTCAATTTTTTCATTTCTTGACATCCAAGAACTTACTAATCTACCAACTATAGTATTACCAATAATAATTGATTTCCAATTAATATTTACATAGTTAGCTTTGCCATTCATTTCAAGGCGATCTAAAAATACACTCATGTCAATTTTACCATTGGCAATTTGTCTATTCTTTCTAAAACGATTATTCCTTATCCAGAAATATGTTTGATTACCATAAATTGTGGCATAAATATTTTGGGCAACTTTTCTACCGTATTCTAAATCAGATTTAGATTTAACATCAGTAGTTAGCTGAAACGATTTTAATGCTTGACCTGAATCATAAGCATTTATGTCTAATGGATTTGAAGCCAATTTACCTGTATTTTGTTGTCAAATATACCAAAAATTCAACAATTAGTTAAAAAAAATTTATGATAAGCTTGGCTTATAACTTTTTACTAATGGTTCTCTTTTAATTTTTACTGGAATTGGTTCCATTAAACAAACTAATAACATTAAAAATGATACAGTTTGGTCATATTCTGTTCTATTATTTGGATCAAATTTTTTAGCATCTTCTAATAAATTCTCAAAATCTATAGAATCGATATGATTTTCAAAATACATAATACCCACATCTGTTTGTTTCATAAGGCTAAAAGGTGTAGTTGGGAAACCTTTATATCTTTCAGCATCTTTTTTAACTGGATCAATAGATATTTTAGGATATGTACCTAAATAAGCAATTCTTCCTCTATCTCTAAAGTATGATAAATAATCATCAGAGTTATGCTCATACCAAGCCTTATAGCCATAAAATTCAGCTGCAAGCATCACTTGTTCGTGTAAAGTTTCTTTAATTTGAGGTCTACCATATAAATGACCTATGGCTTTACCTGTATTTTTAGGATCAAGTAAATTATATCTTCTACCTATCCATGCAGATGCTTTTGAACCATATTTACCCCCCTGACTATTACTATATCCGTCAATTGCTATTGCACCATCTTCAATTCTATCAGGTTTTTTCAATTTAACATCATAAGTACATTTATTTTCTTCGCCTTTTGGCGGAAACTGCGTTATTTTCCAGTGGAAATCTTCTTCTTTTTCCGTTGCTTCCCTCCATCTTACAACTTGGTCAATATCTCTATAAAATATGACTTTTCTTTTCAAAACAGGATTTTCCTTTAAATATGCCTCCCTCTCTCCAATATTCAATACATTGAATATACACCCATCTGCATCTGTGCTAAAAGCCTCATCAATAGTTAAAGGTTCTTTTCTTATACGAGCAGATAATGCTCTTGGGTTATTTTTAACTGTTTCTCTATCTGCTAAAATTTGATCTAAAGTCTTTTCTTCATCAGGGAATCCGAAATCATCAAAGTTTCTAGTACGCTTTGCTGACATAAAGAACCTATAAAGACCACTTGATGTAGTTCCATTTTCTTGTCTTTTTTCTTGGTTAGACTCTTCCCAAAGTAATTTAAATGCATCTTGAACCCCATCTTTTTCAGTAGTAAGTTTTTCTACAGTTGTTGTATATAAAGCTTTACCAATGATTTGACCTTCATCATCAAGCAAACAATAACGTACAACCTCGTGTCGATCATATACGTTTACTTCGGTAGTTTTACCACACTCATCTGCAATATATCTATGAAGTTTCTGTCCATCATATGCAACTGAATCAGCAGATTGAAAGTCAATTACTGAACCTAATTCATCTTTATCAATATTTTCCTCAGCCTTTTTACCTCTTACGTTTGTCTTTTGAAAACGCATTTCTGACTTAGGATTAACCCCCAAAGACATATCATATTCAGGTCTAAAGAATTTTGGCAATCTTCTAAATGGATTTACCACAGTTTTAGCAAAGAATTTCTTAGCATCAGCACCAGTTTTAGACTGAATACCTCCATTTGTCATCTTGGTTCTTGTAGTATATTCAGTAACAAATAAACCAGCTACAAATGATTTACCAAATCTTCGTTTAGTTACCTCAAGCATACCCATACATAATGGATCTTGTATGCAATAGTCCATAAAATAGAACTTTTCAAGGTCTGGAATTCTAAATTTAGGATAACCAATATCTATTGACCACCATTGTAAATATAAATAGTGCATTCCTGTCAAATAAATAGGCTTACCATTATTCATATACCAAAACCCATTCAGCCTTCTATCCCACTCTTGTTTTTTAAATTCCTCTAATCTTTCATCATAAAATTCACCATCATCTTCTTTCTTTTTCTTATCAAATTCATCCCATTTTTTCATTGTATCTTGATACCAATCTGGTAACATTATTCTTTTCCAATATTGTTCAGATTGTATATCAGACCTTTTATAAACCCCTCTAAATTCAACTTGCTTTGTAATTATATTATAAACATATCCTTCTGGTGGCAAATTACATTGCAATCCTTGAATTTCTATTACACTACCACCTTCTATTTTGTTATACATAATTAATATCTTTTTCCAGCTAATTCACCTACAGCATCAGCCATGTTTTCTGGTGAAAATGGCTTTCTATTAATTTGAGTTATTTCTTTTTTATCTTCTTTTACATCTTGATTAATTCCTGCCAATACTTCCAATGCTTTAATTGAACTTGAAATAGTTCCAGCATCTACCCATATTTTTTGAAGTCTTTCAAAAGTTTTAATTTTTGGATCATCAATATCAATAGCCGTAAGACTTGTTTTATTTAGTAATTCAGCCATTTCATTTGCCTTTCTATTTAAAGCATGATATAATTTACCAATTCCATCTTGCTCGTAATATGCATTTTTACCTTGCAAATAACTAATCTGCTTTTCTAAATCCTTTATTTTATTCTCTAATTCTATAGACATATTAAACTAGGATTTAATAATTTATCTAATGTTTGTGCATCTGATGAGTTATACCCTATAAGCAAATCTCCATTATCAACCATCACCGTTAATTCATTCTCAACAGCTATAACCTCATTTCTATCATTACCTTCTGGATAATATCTCAATCTAATAATTTTACCTTCTTGGCCATTTCTATCTTGATAAATAATCTCATAATCACTTGATATTACAGTAGTTACAACTTTACCACTCAATTCACCGCTAGTAATATAAAGCTTATTTTTTACCAATTCAGGCTTAATTCCTTCTATAAATCCTGTATATGGTTTAAAAATTCTTAAGCCAGTAATGAAATTATTTAAAGGGTTCCACGTGGAACTATCTTTAGCTCTCCATAAAAAACATTCTTCAATTGGTATTGAAAAATATTGAATATCAGATGATGCTTCAGTAGTTGGCCTTAAATAATTAAAAATTTTATAAGTATCGTGTGTAGCATTATGATGTATTAAAATCTCTGCACCATCTGGTATTTCTTTTGCATTAATAACTTCTGCATTTACAGGTTTTACATAACGCATATTAAAGTTATCATAAATCCTTTCTAATCGTATTTTTGTTCCATCTGCAAAAGTGTGAGAATTTTTACTTTCTAAATCTACTTTTACGATTACTCTTCCTGTTGGAGCTATTAGTTTCATAATTTAATTAAATTAATCAAAGTTAGGGATTTTATTTACTCAATAAAAATTATTATATTTGTTATGCCTAATAAAATATATTTATAACAAATTAAAACAAAAACAAAATGGCACAAGCAATCGAAGTTACAGTCTTACAAGACAACCAATACACTACAGCAACAGGTGGTGTAATTTATGTTATCCCAGCAGCTGGATATGTGGCTTTCCCTTATTCAGCAACAGTTAATGGAACAGCAGCTAATGCAAAAGTTGTTTTACCTCCAACTGGTTTGAACCAACCTAAGAGAACTTTAATAGTTACTTCTACAGTTGCTCAATTATTTGCAGCATCTAATGCTTAATCTTGAAAAAGATTTAAAGAAGCCCCTATTTTGGGGCTTTTTTATTTTCTTTATGTACCACTTTTAGATTTTTATAGATACGATTTGCATCTTCTAATCCTTTACCAGCTGTTACAGCTAATGCTACTGATAATCTTCTTAGTTTTTTTGCGGCTTTATTATTCATACTATTTTCCTTGTCCCCTGTATTTTTGGGGTTTTTGTGAATGTTTATTGTAGCTTTTTTTAGCACTACCTCTTTTTCTACTACCAAATGTAACTTTTCTTGAATCAGTTGTTTTCGCCATTATTGCTTGTATTTAAGATTAATTGATACGAATATAAGCCATTTCCTAAATATTTTTTATTTACAATATGAGAACCAAAAGATTTTTTTCTAAAATGTCTTAATTGGGCGGAAATAGAAGCTGGTGGTTCATGTATCAAATTAGATATTTCAGGTAAGGTTCTGTATTTACCATCTTGCATTAAATTTAAGACTTTATAATGCTGCTTTTTTAACCTTTTACTATCTTGTTCATGTACATAATCAGATCCATCAAAAACTAATTCTTTTTGCATATTATTGTTTTTTAAAATAGTTTGTATCTAATCTTCCTCCATCCATTGAGTTTGGATATACGAGAATGTCATCATCGTAAAAGTTCCGCACCATGCAATTGTCGTAAAGTACGACTTTCCAAACAGTGTTTGTATTGGTACCGTAGTCAATCCAGGCGATTGCTTTTCCATATCCAAGAGGGCATTCAACATCTATAGGGTTATTTAATTCGTGAATAAATGGGTTCATTTTCTATTTTTTTATTTTTTATTACTTTTATATATATTTTTTCAATATGGCTAATAAAATCAAAGTAAGACATAGTATTTTTAGCAACATTACATTTTTTACAACATGGTATTAAATTACTTTTAATGTAACCAATATTACTATCAATCCTATCAACTCCATTATATCTAATACTATCATGATTATTAAATCTATAGTTTGAATGTTTTTCACCGCAATAATAACATTCTTGCATTATTAGATTAAACAATTCATCTTTAGAAATAAAAAAATCATGACCTCTTCTTTTAGCATTTCCTTTATAATCTTTAAATATTAAATTTATTAGAGATTGTTTATTTGGCAAAACCTCTCCTGTAAAAGATTTAACTGGCCTTAAACAACCACATGATTTATATTTACCAGCAGTAAATCTATTGTATCTTAATAAAAATTCATTACCACAATGACATTTTAATCTAACAGATTTTACTTTTTGTTTTATTCCTTTATTATTAACAAAATAAAAATCTAAACCAATAAATTCAAATCCTTCTTTTACTATCATTAGAAAGGATTTTCTTCTGTTAAATTATTAGAATTGTTGCTTGACAATAATTGAAGTGATGTTACTCTACAATGTAATTGTGGTAATGCTTGATTTGTTTTGCTCATATAAGTTTTAGCTTCAGGCTTACCTTCTGTATAAACCATTGTACCTTTTTTAAGATAGTTAGCTACATTAAGTTTTTCAGTCCAATAAGCACAAGATACCCATGTAGTTTTATCTACATCTTCACCCTGTTGGTTTTTAAATTTTTCAGTATAAGCAACTGAAAAGTTAATTACATTTTTGCCATTTACATTGTTGACTGTAGCATCTTGCCCAAGTCTACCAATTACAGAAAGTCTGATCATTGTTTTTTGTTTTTATGTTTTATTAAAATATTACTTCTTCACCATTTTCATCTTTGTATGGAAGCCAAGATTGGTTAGCTTCTTTTCTTTTCCAAAACTCTAAACCTTTGTTATTCAATAACTCTTGTATAAAATCTTTTCCTTCAATAAAGAATCTTCTTCTTTCCCATATGTATTCAACAGAAATAAATCCTTTTCTACCAACACTTTTCTTCTTAATTTTTTTGGTATGAAATTCAGCCAAAGGATTACTCACATCAGTCTGTGCAAATGGTCTATGATAAACTGTTATGTTATCCATTTTATTATTCCACATTGCACCATCATTAATATCAAATACATCAGGACACTTGTAGTTACCTGACCGATCTCTTTCCATTAATTTTGGATGGGCAATTATCCAAAAATAAACATCGTTTTTCTTAGCAAATCTTGAAAAATCAGCTAATAATGTTTCTAAATACTTATCAGTTCTACCACCAAATCCTTTATAATCATTGGTCATTTGATTGAATGGATCTATACAACAGAAGTCTACCTTTTCCTGTACAATCAATTCCAAGAACTTTTCTTTGATATACTGAGGTGTTGGAGATAGCATTTCAGCACTTATGTAAAATATATGCTTAGAAATATAATCATAAGCAGCTTCATAAATATCATCAGATGGTCTATTTGGATTAAATGGTGTACATTCACATCCTAAAAGCATCTCGACAAAGTCATGAAAATACTCCTCAGCAGGTGTATCTTCAGGTGAAAATGTAGCTATTTTTTCTCCATACACGATGATTCTACTAAGCAATTGTGATTTTTGCCAAGCTGTTTTACCATAGTTTCCAATACCAGTAAGTAATGTTATTTCACCTCTTTTTGGTTTAAATAAATAATCCAAATCCTTAATACCAATTCCTAAAACCTTATCAAAACCATTTTGGTTAATACTTAAAGCTTTATCCTTAACATCTATTCCATATACAACATCTTCAACCCTATAATTTTCACCTTTTTCATCTACAAATTCCTTTTTAACATCAATTTCATAGTTTGTTTCCTTATTCACTAATTTTTCTTTCTGCATAATAGCCGAACCTGCAATAGCCCTATTTGCCCTATAGCCGCTTTTTACGGCACTTCTCATCTCCGACATAGTAAAGTCATTACTCACTAAATATTCGGCCGAAATAAGGCTTAAAGCGGCCTCCTCGTTGATTCCAAACCTACAACATGCTGAAGCTAACTTAAAAATGTAAGTATTTCTCTCTCCAGTTACAAAAGCATCGTTCTTATTTGTTAACCATTTTAGTATTCTTCTAAAGTTTTCAGAATCATCTAAATTTTCTATTTCTGAAACTACTATTTTTTCAATTTTCTTAGCTTTCGTGAAAGTTGTGGCATTTTGATTGATGTAAATATCAGGATCAAAGCTTTCATAACACACTCTGCTTACATTGATTCCGCTTCTGTCAATTTCTGGAAATATCTCTTGAAGTGATTGGAAATGCTCTCTGTGTTTTTTACCATCAGCTATTTTAACTAAAGCTTTTAATCCATTCCCTGATGGACTAACCCAACAAGCATAAACAAAATCTTTAGAAATAATTTCAGTTTGCTTATCTCTCAAATCAGATATATCATCAAAGTCAAGCACAATGAATCCACTATGCTCAATAAGCTGCTCATCTTTTCTATCTGCACCAAATCTACCACTAAAGCAAATTGAAGGAAGATTTAGTTTAAGTTTATTTGCTTTTTCCTTATCCAAAGCCAATCTAATATCCAAAACTAATCCCTTACTTGCCCCTAGTTTAATCCTTTCTAGTGCTTTTTCTACGGTTATGAAATGTGGTTCCTTGCTAAAAATGTTTTTGAAAATAGTAATTTGCATCGTTTTATTTTTTTAATTCTTCCACCCTTTTTGAATAATTTATAAAATCTTGGTTCATATGTAGTGAACTTCTAGTTTGTGTATCTGGATTTGATTTAATATAAGTTTTTTTAAGATGTGGAAATGTATTTTTAATTTTAGACTTCCAAACCTTAATTGGTTTACCATACCCATCTTTCCATCCTGCATCTACCCAAGTTTGATATTTTGCTTTTAATGAAAATTCATATTCTTCATAATTAGATTTTAAATCATTTTCAATAATCTCCTTACAATACAATAAAAATTCTTCTTGATTTGGTATATGTTCTTTATTCTTTATTCTTATTATTTCTTCTAATTCTTCTTTAGATGTGTTCACTTGTTGTTCATTAGTTTTTCTTTTGCTATTCAATTGTTGTTCATTAGTTGTTCTTTCGCTGCTCATTGGTTGTTCATCATCAAAATCATAACCTTGATAACTATCATATTTACAGATAGTTATGATAGAATATAGGTTGTTCGCTTCTATATTTATCTGATCTAAATCTTCAAACTTTTTCAAAGCCCTATAAATCATAGAACCATCTAATCCAAGCTCTTCTTCTGCTTTAAATCTGCCAAATAATAATTGACCTCTTTTAATTTCAACAGTAGTAAAACCCTTACCCATTTTTAATGATACAAAAGCATCTTTATAGTTAGCTTTAATCAATAACCACAACCAAACTTTTAAATGGTTAGGATTTGCAAAACAATAACTATCAAGTATCTCTCTGTCTATTTTTATAAATGACATATATAGTTATTATTAATCGTTATTAAAATCAGTTCCTAATGCATTATTTATCTTTGCAAGATTTACATCTGATAAATTCATAATTCTGTGAATTAATATTCCATATAAAGTTCCATATGGTATTTCTGATTTTCTTGAAAGCCATGCTAGTGGCCTTTCTTGTTGCTCTAACTCAAGCAAAATGAGGTCTTTTACATTCTGTTTTTCCATAAAGTTTTTGATTAAGGCACAAAGTAAAGAAGTATTATTTAATTAAAAAAATTTATTTTTTACCCAATTATTTTAAAAAAAATATTTTGTGTTTTAATTAAATTAATTATCTTTGTTAAAATTATTACTATGAAAACAGCATTAACAGAATGGTTTGATGAATTAAAAGCTAATTATCCTTATATGACTAATGAAATCTTTGATAAAGGATTTAATAAATACCTTGAAAAAGAAAAAGAGCAGATAATGAAGGCAGTAGAAGATACTAGAGGTAATATAGTTCCTAGAATGTTTATTAGTGAAAACTTGAGTGGAAAAGAATATTACAACCAAACCTATAACCAAAAGCAAATCATAATAGATATTATGAAATCTGATGAAGAAGATGGATTATATAACCAAAACAAATAACCTATGAACAAAGAATTTATCCCTTATGAACAAGCATTAGAACTTAAAGAATTAGGTTTTGATGAAAAATGTATTTGTGCTTATTTTCATCCAAATATAGAATCTATTAAATACCCTAGTTTTCATTATTGTAATAGCATATTATTAATGGGAGAAGGCACTTGTACTGGACCACTCTATCAACAAGCATTTAGATGGTTTAGAGAGAAAGGAATAGTAAATAGCATTAGAAGTCATAATGACAAGTGCCACGAGTATTATTTGATACACAATGGTAAAGCATTTCAATCTTATCATTCATCTACTTATGAACAAGCAGAGTTAGAGTGTTTAAATCATTTAATAAGACTATTTAACCAAAACAAATAACCTATGAATGTATATCAAGAATCACTCGTTTGGATATATTTTTGGAGTGGAGGTGCATTAATATTTTTACTATTTTTTATGGTAACTGAAATTAAAATAAGAAAATCAAAAAACAAATAACCTATGAAACTTTACACAGAAGAACAAGTAAACAAAATTGCTTTACAATCAAAAGATTGGGGAAGTTATGATAGTTCTATTACACCAATAGAAATATCAGATAATGAAAACATTTACACAGAACAACAAATAAAAGAAACATTAAATTTAATGGGTCTTGATTTGTTAGTAAATGAATTTTTGAAAAAAGCTGAACCAATAGAATTTAACCAAAACAAATAACCTATGAAAACAGAATACCAAGTTAAAAAAGAAAAGTTTATTAAAGAGCAAAATGATAAACTTAGAGAATTAGCAAATAATGGTGATATTGAAATTGCCCATGCTGAAGCAGATTTGATTTTATGTAATATACTTATTGAGTATGGACACGAAGAAACGGTTGATTTATGGAAAAATATTGATAAATGGTACGCTTAACCAAAACAAATAACCTATGAAGCAATTAGTATATAAAGATGGTAAACCAATGCGAAAAGTTAAAATAAAGGCTTTAGAAGAATTGTATAAGCCAATATTTAGCATAAATAATAATTGGTTTTACTTTGATATTATTAAAGCTGAAGATGCTATTTTTTCAAGGAGATATGGTTACAGAGGTAAGATAATATTTAAATATTCAATACTATTTTATATTAAAAATAAAAGACAAAATAAATAACCTATGAAAAAAATATTAAAAAAAATTATTCAATTATTATGTAATCATAAATATGTATGTACATATGTATATAATATTTCAGCTGATTGGAGATGTGTTAAATGTGGTAAACGCAAAAAAGGTATTGCTCCAGTAGGTTTTAATAAAACGGAAATGGATTATAACAACCATTATTTTAAAAATATCTTTAAATAATAATCTATGAATATAATCATAATTATATTAATTTGGGAGATAGTAAAAGAAATTATAAATAGAATAATTAAAAGTCAATTATGATTGAAAATAGAGAATTAATATATGATATGGCTAAGAGATTAGATATGGTTATAGAAGTATGGAAAGAAGGAAAGTATATTGGTAAATTTAGATTTATAAATGGCAAATTGCATAAATTAAAAGAATAATGGAAGCATATCAAACAAAAGCAATTAAGTTATATGTTAATTTCTTTTTAAAAGATAGAGTAACTGATTTTGAAAATAGAATTATAATAGCAAAAGATGAAGCTATTGCTTATGTACAAAAAGAAATTGAATTAAAAAGTAAAGATCCAGATGAATTGTTTTATTGGTGTAATGTAAAAAACGCACTTGAAAAAATATGAGAAACTCAACTATAATTGTAAAGAAAAAACGCTGTATTAATTGTGGTAATATTGATTATCACTTTTCTAAAAAAATGTGTAAGCAATGTGCTACTATAGCTTCTACTCAAAAACGTATGGAAGAATTTGAAGATGATTCTGAAAGTTTTAATAATTTGGTTCAGGATTTAGACCATGTTTTTAGCCAATATATACGAAATAAACATGCAGATAAAAATGGAATAGTTGAATGTTATACATGTGGTAATAAACACACTATAGCTGAAATACAATGTGGACACTTTATGGGTAGAACTAACTTAGGAACCAGGTGGATGGAACAAAATTGCAGACCACAATGTATGGAATGCAACTATTTTAAAACTGGCAATATTGAAGAATTTGAATATAAGCTACATAAAGAAAATGGATCATTGGTTGAATATCTTAGAGAAACAGCAAGACAAACAGTTAGACCTACTAGAGATGAGCTAAAAAGCTTAGTTTTAGAATATAGAGCTAAGTTAAACTTGGTAAAAAAGAAATTTATTAATAAATAATTTGTATTTTTACGGAAGTTATCATAGTTTAGTAGATTTAGTAGTTTTACCCCCTGCCTTAAAGAAGTAGGGGGTTTTTAATTATATCGATCACATTAAAATGATTTATCAATCAAAAAACGGCTTTTTTGAGCTATAAATTGGAAATATGTTTCTAAAAATGCATTTTTTGATGTGTATTTTTTGAAAAATTCATGCAAATTGGAATTATAATTCTAAAAAATTGCTGTGTTTAAATTATAATAACTTGTCATAAATGTCACAATTTTATATAAATATGTGACATATAAGGGATGTTCCCGACATCAATGTCGGAAACATAAAGTAAAGGTAAATCTTTACAAAAGTTGGTATAAAGTAAAGGCAATGCTTTACGAATTGTCCCGTTTTTTATATAAAAAAGTAGACAAATTATGTGACAAATTAAGTAGTAATACTCCGATAATTAAGGAAATTATAAACTGTTCACCTATATAGTTTGTTCACTGCCGGTGAACGTTCACGTTTTCGTGAACAATATTATAAGTAAACATTGAGTAAAATTACTCAATACAATGAGTAAATAAAAATACCATAATTTAAATAAAAATTTAATTAAATTAATAATTTATTTTTTTAATTAAATTAATTAAATTAATTTTGTTTAAAAATATATAAAACATGGCAAGAAGTATAAGTCCAGATTCAGTATCTAGTAAGGTTGCTGAACTAAAATTAGGAGAAAACATTAGATTAGATAATCCATATACATCTGTAATGGTTATGGTTTCTAACTTAAAAAAGAAAGTAGAACATCAGCATAAGCAATTTAAAATTAAGGTTATTGATGATGTAACTACAGTACAAAGAGTAAAATAAAAACCCAAAACTATGCATATACAAACTATTAACTACACTAGAACTTTTAACTTAGGTAATTATTCTTCTGAAAAAATTGGTGTTGAATTTGCCCTTAATCAAGGCGATTCTGCTGGCAAAGCATTAGATGCTGCTAGAGAATTAGTTGAAGAATACCATAAAGAAAATGTAAAAAGATTGAGATCATTAGGTCATTTACATGATGATTCTGATGAAGAGCCAGTAGAAATTATTAAGACTCAGTCAAAACAATCATTAGCCGATAAAGCAATTCAATTTATTAAAGAATGTAAATCAGTTAAAGAATTGAAAGCTTGGGAACTAATGGCTAAAACAGATCCTTTAATATATTCTGCTTATTCTGCAAAACTAAACACCTTATAACTATGAACTTTTCAAAAACTCTATTTAGATCATCATCTATTGGGTACCTTTTAACTGAGCCTCAAACTAAGGCTGACAAAGAAGCTGGATTACTTTCTAAGACTGCACAAAAACATTTATTAGATGTTTATATAGCAGAAAAGTATGGCCGTAAAAAAGACATACAAACAAAACAAATGCGAAAAGGTGTTGAGGTGGAACAAGAGTCAATTAATCTTTTATCATTGTATTTAAAGAAGCCATTTTTTAAGAATGAAGAAAGATTTACAAATGATTACATTTCTGGACACCCAGATATTATTGATGAAGGTATTATTGATATTAAGTCTAGTTATGATTTATGGACATTTATGGCAAACTTGCCTGATAAGTTAGATAATTTATATTACTGGCAAATGCAAAGTTATATGTGGCTTACAAACAAGAATAAAGCTACTATTGCATATTGTTTAGTAAATACTCCTGATTCAATTATAGAACAAGAAAAATATTATTTACTTAAAAATATGAATGTAATATCAGAAGAAAGTCCTGAATTTATATATGAAGCTATGAAGTTAGAATTAAATATGAAGTTTGATGATATTGATATTGAAGAAAGAATATTAATGTTTAATATAGATAGAAATGAAGATGATATTTTAAGAATTCAACACAGAGTTGAAAAAGCAAGAGAATTTTTATCTGAAATTGAAGAAAAACATTTAAATTTTAATAAGTGATATTAAATAAAGATTTTACAACTGAAGAATATCCAGTTGGATTAACTATAACAGATCCTCCTTATAATCAAAATTATCATTACGATACTTATGCTGATAATTTATCTCAATATGATTATATAAAATTATTAAGTCATATTAAAAAACCATGTGTTATTATTCATTATCCTGAAGAAACTATAAATATATTGCCTGAAATTTTTGGCAAATGCGAACAAGTTGTAACATGGGTATATAATTCAAATACTGGCAAACAAAGTAGATTAATAAGTTGGTGGGGATGTAAGCCTGACTTTAAAAAAGTAACACAACCATATAAAAACCCAAATGATAAAAGAGTCAAATTACTTTTAGAAAAAGGTAAAACGGGGGCAAAATTATATGATTGGTGGGAAATACAACAAGTTAAAAATGTGTCTAAAGAAAAAACAAAACATCCATGTCAAATACCAGAAGAAATAATAAAAAGAATAATTTTAACAACAGCAAAAGAAAATGATTTAATAATAGATCCATTTGCAGGAAGTGGTACCACTTTAAAAGTAGCTAATGATTTAGGATTTAAATATATTGGTTATGAAATTGATGAAAATTATATTAAAATAATAAAAAATAGAATAAGTGAGTAGAGGAGCAAATATAATTGGTGCTATACAGAATTTAAGAATGGCTAAGGACCAATTTGAAGATTTTATTAGACAATATCCAGATTCCTCAGGATCAAAATTATTTAAGAGATATATTGATAAAATTAGTTGGATATTTGTAGATATTGTTTCTATACCATCTATAACAGAAGAAGTAAGAAATGGTATTCGTAAAGAAATAGTAAGTGATGTTTTTGCAGTACCAGCGATTTTAGAAAAAGTTGCTTTACTTTCACCAGAACAAAGAGAAATGATTGAAGATACAATAGATGCTATGTTAGCAGGAGAAGAAATTAAAATAATTGATATAAAAGATATGCCATGACACCCATAGAGGAACTAATAGAAAAATTAAAAGTAAATCCAATATTGAATGCCAATGTATTACATACTATTGAGTCAATGGAGTTATTAAAAAAAGAAGAGAAATTAATAGTAAATTCATTTAAAGATGGTTGGGCATGCGGAGCTGATTTCCATGCAGATCCACAAGATTATTACAATAAAAAATATAAATCAAAATAATATGTCAGAAGTATTTGAAGGAGCAGATTTTTGTATGCAATTTGATAATGATGAAATTCATGTAATTGCAGCAACAGAAAATTCAGACGGATTTATGGAAATAAAAATTACCCCAGTAATAGATGGTGGTGTAATGTTTCAAGATCCAACAACAGGTAAAAAAGTAAGATTATTTTCTAGACCATTGTCAGATGCAGGTAGAAAATTATTAGAAGAACCAGAAAACGAATAATTATGGAAATAGATAAACAAAAAGTATTTGAAAAGTTAGAATTAAATGGTCTTTGTGCTTATTGTGGACAAAGAATAACATTAGAAAATATGCAAGTGGATTATATGATACCAAATGTAGATTCATTTGATAATCTTATGCCTTGCTGTTATGAATGTAAATCTTATAAAGGGAATAAAGACATTGAAGAATTTAGAGAAGAATTAAAAAATATGCACAAACAAATAATGGCTTATAATCAAGGGATTGCTATGAATTATGGCATAGTTAAAGTTTGGCCATATCATGGAAAATTTCTTTTTGAAAGATATTAAAATATAACTATGATATATATAATTATATTTGTTTTAATGGCAGTAGCAGCGTGGGTAGGTTATGATATAGGTAATACAGACATAGACGATAAGAATAAAAAAACCCCCAAGTAGAAACTCAGGGGGTAAACGATTGCTTATTAACCATAAACCGTATGAAAAAAAACAAGTTAATTTCCTTTTAACGATAAAAAATCTTTAGTTGTTTTATCATTCCAAACTCCTTTATTATCTCTTAAAGCTTGAAATGCTCTAGTAACTTTACTATGAGTAATAATTTGTTCTGTTTTTGGTGCAGACACAGCATATTTGTAAGCTTTTACCATTCTATCTTTAAATGAATTAAAGCTTTCTCCACCTTTAGGAGCATCAGTTGGTCTTGATACCCATTCTTTTTCTTTAAATGATCCTGCTTTTTTACCTTCATAATCTCCAATATTCCATGTACTAAGCAATTCATTAGTTGTGTGAGGAATACCAGCTTTTTTGGCAATAATAGTAGCAGTTTCAACAGCTCTTTTTACTTTACTACTAACTATTTTCTTTTTACCAGCATCTTTAGCATGCTCTCCAATTTCTTCTGCATACTTTTTACCCCTTTCAGTTAGATTTGTTGGAGTTACTCCATTTTCTAAACCTTTGGCAGTAGCATCATCTTCACCATGCTCATATATTTCTGTATCATCAATACGGATAGGTGCAACCTTAGGTGCATCTTCCTTTACTCTCATCATTATACTTAACTTACTCATGACTTCTTATGTGTATTTGCAAATTTACGAGCAGATTCAACACTTCTAAATCCCCATGCTCTTAATGCTAAAGCTTTCCTTGTTGGTTCACCATTAGGTTTTTTCATTGGCCCTTTCATTCCAGCAAATCTTGCTGCAAAAGACACTCTTCTAGGGTTAGTTCCACCTTTTACTGGAGCCTTTAAATGCCCACTATGAGCATGATTATATGAATCACGACCTTTTTGGTTTAGACCACCTTCTGGATTTTTGCCTTCTTTTCTTTCCCAAGCTTCAGACATAACTATTTTTTTTCTTGTGCTTTAATTTTTTTTTCTTGTTTTAGCATTTCAGGAGTTGGTTTTTTACCACTTCCTTTATTTGCACGAATATTATCCCATAAACCACGAGGTGAATATGAGCCATCTGCTCGTTTCATCATTTTTAACTTGTTCATTATCCTTTCATTTCTTTGTACTTCTTATTTTTATCGTAAGCTTGTGGATGTTCTTTGTGCCATTTCTTAACGGCAGCAACACCTTCAGCTATTGTCATACTATGATCAACATCTGTTAAATCAATAGTTGTCCATTTACCAAGATCAATATCAGGATGCGTTACCATGATATCTCCCTTTTTACCATTACCCATATTGTTTGGCTTTTCGTAAACAACATGTCTTTCACCACCAGCTTCGATGGTTTGTTTTTTCATTGACTTTAATGGCTTTTTCATAAATTTTATTTTTTATTTGCCGTATCTAAATTTTAAAAAAGCTTTTAATCTTTCTTGTTTATCAGGTATAGTATCAACAGCATTTTTTACTGGAAATTCTCCGTATTTGTTAAAATAATTTTTTTGTGCTTCTGTATCATCCATAAGTCTTTGCTTTACTTGCATAGCATTTAATAATTTTGCTCCTTTAGGAGATAATCCTTTAGATGCGCTATCTTGTTGTGCCATCATGGATGCATATGAAGGAACTTTATTCATCATGTAATCTTCATAAGCTTTTTTATCTTTACCAAAATCAAAAGCATAATTAGCACTATTAACAAATCCTTTATTCGGATCAATTTTTGTTATACTAGATTCAAGCAAAGGCTTATTTTCCATGTAATTGTTATAATCTTTTACTTTATCTAAACCTAATAAAAGATATTTAGTTCTTGCTCCAAGTAAATCATCAGCAAATGTACCAGCTTTTGTTTGCCCAAATTCTTTTTCCATATCAGCCAAGTGTTTTTGACCAAGTGGAGTTGATGCAAGTTGTTTAATTGCAGCTTCTTGAAATTCTTTATTTGAACTTATAGGCAAACCATGAGTTTTTGCAGAAATAATTATTTCTTCAGGTGTTAATCCTGATTCAGCAAAACTATTACTTCTACCTGTAGGTGTTTTTTCTATTCCTCCTTGATATAAAGTTAAACCAGTTCCAGGAATTTTTTTTGGGCCTGGTCCATCATCTTCTATAGGTGCAGCTTGCATTACAGATAGTGCCATATGTATAATTTTATGCTAATTTACGAATTATTTTTTATTCTCAGCTTTCCAAATTGCTAAATCAATTCCACTCAATCCAGCTGGCGGCTCTAATTTATCATTTTTAAGCTCATTTTCGGCAGATTGCCTATTTAAGACCACTGATACCTTTTTATTTATATCTTCTATTTTTAAGGCTAATTCTATTGGAGAAATGGTATTCCCTTTAGGATGCTTCCTGTGCCAATATACTCGGCACTTGTCTGAGCAAAATTTTTTTTTAGATGATTGGCTTCCCATTTTTTGATTGCAATAAATGCAATTTGGTGTTCTGTTATTCATGTGTTACGATTTGTTACGCTAAGTTACGATTTGTTACGATTAAATACAAAAATTGTTACGATTTTTTATAATTCCCTTAATCCCCTACGAATCCCATCTATACCAAATTACCCCAAACTAATAGCCCCAACCCAAGCAAATCAGCAAGAGAATACCCCATCATCCAATGTGCAAGACAACCATCAAACGCAATGCAATAGCCACTTCCAATG